ATAGTTGCAGCATCAGGACAGTATGATTCAGCAATAGCTAATACAATTGGTCAGAGACAACAAGCACAAGCTAATCAGAGTCAGCAATTGAATGCTAATACTAATACTGGAGTTAATATAGAATCACAGAGACTATATACTCAAGATGCTCCACAACAAGGATTGTTTTCTAATGTATTAAGTGGCGCTGTAGCTGGAGCTAATGCTTTCGATAATATAAAGAAATTAGGACTAGGTGGAGATGAAACAGCTGAAGCAGGTGGAATAGCTGGATCAGGAACTACAAATGCTCCTGTCTTCAGAACTGTAACTGGATATAATCCTAAGAATACTTATCAAGGCAATTCGTTGTTTAAAAAGAATAGAATGTTTGGATCACAAGGTTTATTTGGAAAAGGAGCGTATTAAAATGCCACAAGTAGTACAACTAAGAGGTAACGGTAGATCAGGTTCTGCATTAGCAGAAAATCAGCTATTAATGCGTAACTTAGAAAACAATGTAGCTGACAATGTAAAACGTAAAGCTTTACAGTTACAACGTAAAAATGAATTAGAAGCTCAGTTTGCAGCTAAACCGTATAAGTTCTCAGGTGCTGAATCAACCATAAATGAATTCGGTGGAGAAACTACGAACCAGAGACTAAGAGATGCTTTAGCTTTAAAACGTAATGACCTAAGTCAACAAGGTTATGATTATCAGACATCTGAAACAACTGGATATACACCGGAACAAGAAGCTGAATATCAAGAAGCACAGAATAGGATATACAATGATCCTACTATGAATGCTATGAAAAATAGAATAGAACAAGGGTATAATCCTGTTGATACTAATGTAGATAATAATTTAAAATCAACTAGCAATACATTGTTAAATCTAAAAAACAGTCAAAATCCAGTTCCAGCAGAAACTGCTGATCCTATACCAACAGAGACTCTATTGCCTAATGATGTGCAAGCTAGTAGTTTACAGGAATTTGATCAAAAGTTACAACAGAACCCAGAACAATATAATCAGTTATTACAACAGCAGCAAGTCCTTTCAGCAAATGAATTGATACCACAGAAACAACAACAACTCATAGAACAACCAGCTAATGCTTATAATAGGAATACTGAAAAAGCTAAAGTAAATGCTAAAGTCAAATCAGGATTGAATGTAGATTATCAACAAGGTTCAGTAACTAGAAGTGGTAGTCCTGGAGTAACAACAACAAGACAATCAAAAGCTAATATCATAGATGAAAACCCATATACTTATGAGTCTCAAGCCGAACTAGCTAATTATTCAAGAGGAGCTGGTAATTTAGGTAGAGCTTATGGCGGATCTGACAACAATCAATTAGCTAGGAATGCTGAACACAGAGCTGGTTTTGTAGAACGTAACCAAGGTCTAATAGGAGTAGAGCGACAAGAACAAAGTACAGTCGCTCCAGAACAAAAAATAAACGTAATACCAAACAAAGCTAGTATAGATGAATTTGCTGATACCCAATCTACTGTAGAAGTAGGTAAAGGAGCTTTTAGTGGCGGTGGTGGTGCAAAGACAAAATCATTCACAATAGCCGGACTTAAAGGAGCTGATAATTCTGCTATTTCTGGGACTATTAATGAAAGATCCGAAGCTACTACAGATTTTGGAACATCTATATTTAATCCTTCTTCTGGAGATGGAACTGCTTTTGGTGTAGATTGGGGAAACAGTACTACAGAAGAAAAAGTAACAGCCGTAAAAGATTACATGACTGAAGCTGTTAGAACTGCAATAGGCGATGATGCAGATAATTATACAATAAAAAGAGAAAGTGCTGGCAAGTACGAAATAAAAGGAACATCAGCTAATCCTATGCATATAAGAATGTTCTATTCTGATGGTCAATGGCAAATGATTCCTAAAAAAGGAAGTAGAATGGATATTCTCCAGAATATATTTAATAATCCTTTAATGTTTGCTGGTAAAAACCTTAGAGGCGAAGTACAACAAAACCCTATTAATAAAGAAGAATAAAGGCTAATATGAAACCGGTATCAAGTAAGTCATTCAGAACAAAGAATAAAAAAGCTACTGAGTCTTTGCACAATAGACAAAAAGCACATTTGACTAAAAAGTTGAATACAGCAAGAACAGCTTATCAGTTAAGTTCTACTAATCCTAAGATAAAAGCTTTGCATGATAGAATGATAAAGAATGGACTATCTACACCAAGACATCTGCATAATATAGTCGGTACTGAATTACCAGCTAACAAGAAGATCAATCTTGGCAAAGACTATTCTCATTCTACTACTGGAAGTACTGAATATAAATTAGGACAATTAGATGCCGATCAAGGTGGAGATCTTATAGATTTTACTAAACAGTATCTTCCTAGTGATTCACCAGGAAACGAAAGAGTAACTTCAGAAGCTAAAATAGTAACTGATTATCTTTCAGCTAAAGTTAATTTGTATAAGCATATTAACAAACCAGTAAAAAAAAAACAGAAGAAGGTTCTACAAGTAACACTACCATAGCTAAAACAAAGCCCGTAGCCGACGTTTTAATCGCCAAGCCAACCCAAACACTAAACAAAGTAAAAAAACCTCTTCTCGTTGCTCCTGATACGTTACAGGGGCAAGTAAATGAACCTACGGTATCATTATTACCAACAGAAGTTAAGAAACAAGATTTAATTCCTCATGCAGAAGAATTATCTACTATAGATTTAGAAGCTAAAAAGAAAGCATTTTGGTTGAAAGACTTTGAACCATTCGAAAAGAGACTACCTACTTTTAAAGAATTGGAAGAAGATCCAGAACCTATGGATCCTTATTTGAATGCTGTAATCAAAGATACAGATAGAAATAGAACTTATTCAGATATAGCTAAGAAGTATCTAAGTCTAAAAGACGGTAAAGTCGGAGTCAATGGAGATCTTGAAAATGCTCAAAGAGAACTGATCGAAGCTTATAATGTTGATACGGAACGATTAGGCACAAGTGGAACCCTAGTGGATTATGGAGTAAAGCATTCTGGTCTGGCTAATGCCACCGAAGTAGATAAATACGCTAAGTTAGCAACGGCTATATTACCTAATGGTGTCCTACAAGGAATAAACAACGTAATGTCTTATCTGACTAATGGAGAAGTTGCCTATGTATCAGATGAAACCTTAGGAATAACACAGTCTTTTTTAAATACTTATAATGCTATAGGAGCCGTTAATGCTTTTGATAAAATAAACCAAGGTAAAGGATTAACTGAAGAACAAAAGAAAGAAACATTATTCGGAGATCAGTTATACTCACGACAAGAAGATTTAAACTTTAAAGACGAAGATAGAACCTTCGTTGGTGAAATGTTAGATCAATTAGGAGGCTTTGCAGATCAAGCTTTAGATCCCGCTAGAGGTTTAATATATGGCAAGAAGCAAGGTGGTAAAGGTGCATTAGGTCTATTAATGAATGACAAAGGACTTGAAGGTCAAAGACGATTCCATGTAAAAGAAAAAGTACAAGAGTTATTAGGTATGGATGGAATTGAAGCTTCACCAGAAGAATTAGATTATGTAGAAAAATACTTTGATAGTTGGTCTACTAGATTATACGGAGTATTTGGAATGGGATCTAGTCTAGCTGGTGAAATGATGTATGGTCCGTTTCGTGCTGGCAATGCATTAGGAGCTAAAGGAGCTAATCTAATCAATCAATTATTCAACAGAAAAATAGGTAAAGTCGTTAACAAGCTAATTGTTAATGATACCTGGACTAAAGGAGCCGGATCTAAGTTATTCAGAGTTAAAGAATACATGAAATTCATTGGTAATCCTAGAAACATGAATAGGCGACTAAAGACTATCGTTACTAACAATGGAGTGAAAAGAGAAGTTATTCTTCCTTCACAAGCTGAAACAATGGGTACATGGTTAGCTCATCCTATGGGATTAGCAACTGGAGCTGCAGCATCATATTTATCGAAACTAGATCCTACTGCTGATGCAGATAAATTAGTTAGTCATATGGAAACAATGGCAGTCTTAGGACTCGTTAATGTAGGGTTCGGATATGCACTAGGTAATGCTTTAAGAGGAGCTGCACCTATGATAAATGCTTATTCTAAACAAATGTTAGATCCTACATTAGCTAGAGCTGTAGGAGAATCATTGAATAAAACTGGTTATGCCATTGGTACTATACCAGCCCAACCAGTAGGAGCTGTAATGAGTCAATTAGTCACAGAAGGAGACATTAACCTTACCGCTAGAGATCTAGTTACAGAGACATTATTTGGATTTATGTTTACTGCTAATGATGCTATGCATCTACATAAAGCTAGAACGACTATTAAACCGGAAGTAGATTATAGAATAAGCAATCCTAGAAAACAGATAGTATCTCAAGAAGCTGCAGAAGCACAACCGACAGTACTAGAACCACAGATATTCCAGGATTCTCCAGTTAAAACTACTGAAAGAGAAGTAACCGCTTATGAGTTTATGCAGAATAGAGTAACTGAAAAAGGTATAAAACCAGAAGATATGACTGTAGGAGATGCTATAGATGTAATTGCTGGAGATGATATAACTCATTATCTTAAAAGAATAGGTAAACAAGACTCTCCTGAAGCTAGAGCTAATATCGCTAATATGCTACAGACTATAAAAGAGACTAGAGGACAAACAAAGATAAAAGGTAAAGAATTAGGACTAGATGAACAAGGTCATGAAGTATTCGGTCAATATGATCAATCTACTAATGAAATGTATCTAACAGATGATAAAAGTAGGACATCTAATAGACAATATAATAATAATGAAAATATGATAAGTTTCCTACTACATGAACCTATGCATGAAATGACGGCTAGTGTATATGATGGTAATATAAAGTTTAGAAGTGCTATAGATACTGAAATCAAATCTATAAGGCAATTAGTTTTGAATGATAGACAAATAGCAGAAAGTATATTAGCTGATAGCGAATTAAGACAAACATTTGAAGATGCCGGATTAATAGGTTCAGCTATAGATGCTGATGTAACGCCAGTACAAGCTAAAGAGTTTATAGCTCAGTTATATGATCTATCTAAACCAGAATTCAGAAAGAAGTTAACTCAACTTAAAGATCCTAATGTAACTGAAACAGCAATGGATAAGACTGTTAATCTATTAAAGAAGTTCGTAGGTAAAAATGATCCTAATAATATGTATAATAGATCAGTTGATATTATCCAAGATCATATAGTCCAAGATGAAGTGCCTACAGACTTACAAATAGATACTAAAGAACTATCTAAAGATGATCCTCTGAATATGTCAGTAGAAACATTAAAGAGTAATGAATTTAAAGAGTTCTTCGGTGATTGGGAGAACAAACCAGAAGATGCTAGCCAAATGATAGATGAACAAGGATTACCAAGAGTATTCTTTCATGGAACGCAATCAACTGATATAACTCAGTTCAATCCTGATAGAAGTAGAGGTACAGGTAATTGGCAAGGAATATATTTTACAAATAATCCTAGTTCAGCAGAACATTATGCAAAAACAAATCGTAATCGAATACAAAAACAATCAAGTCCCAATGTTATACCTGTATATTTAGATATAAAAAATCCTTTATATGTAAGCAAAAAGAATAAATGGTTAGACAAAAACAATAATCAATATGATAATACGAATCTGAATGTTCTATCCAAATCTGATTTTAATTTAGAACAAAAACAATATTTCGATGCAGTTGATTTAATTGAAAATAATGATATACAATCAATATCAAATGATAAAGAAACATTATATTGGAAGAATACAAAAGAAAAATACACAGATAACAAAAATTATCATTTACAAGTATTTCAAAAAAATAGGATTAATTCAAGATTTGATGATATTGTTACATCAACTTCTTGGAAACCAGAAAATAAAGAACACAAAATATCCAATAGTATATATTTGACTAAAAATAATTTAATCAATTATGTTATGGAACATTATAATCCAAGTCCTAAAAAAACAGATATATTTGATAAATTAGCTATTCCTTCTTATATAAAAACAAAACATGTAGTACATATAAAAAACAAAGGATTTGATGGTATAATATATAATGATGGACAAGAAATAATAGTTTTTGATCCCACACAAGTTAAATCTGCTATTGGTAACAAAGGTACATTTGATAGAACTAATCCTAACATACTCAACATGACCGTTAATACCCTCAAGTCTAATGAATTTAAAGAGTTCTTTGGCGATTGGGAAAACAAACCAGAATCGGCTAGTAAGTTAGTAGATCAAGATGGAAAACCAGAAATAGCTTATCATGGGAGTCGATCATCAGATATAACCCAGTTTAATGCGACAAGACAAAGAAGAACGGGCAAATGGGGTGGCATCTATGTTACGACAGATCCTTATTATGCTAATAGTTATACTAAAACTGATAGAAACCATATCCAAGAAGAAAAAGGGAATGCTCAAATATATCCATTATATCTAAGTATAAAGAATCCATTACGTGTAAATATAAATGAACCGTTACCAAAATATTTCGCTGAAGTATTAGGTGAAAAAGCAGATAATAAATTTATAAACCAAATCGTACAAGGTCCTGGTTATCTAGGAGCTCTAGTAGTCTCATCATTAGGTTATTTGCCTGGGATAAGAAAAACTAAAATAGGAAAAGAAGCCAAAATCTACTTTAAAGAATTAATAAATAATTGGAAACAAGGAAAAAAAATAAGTTATGATGATCATTACGATAAAATATCTTTTTTGAAAGAAGAAACTATAAAATTATTAGAAGAAAAAGACTATGATGGTATATTTTATAATAATGGTAGAGAAATAGTAGCTTTCAGACCAGAACAAGTAAAATCAGCTACTGGCAATAAAGGTACATTTGACACGCAAGATGCTAACATACTCAATATGACTGTTAATACCCTCAAGGCTTCACCATTGTTGCCTAACGTATTAGAATGGACTCCAGAGAACTATACAGGCGTTACAGAGGCATTAGAAAACTATCGTACAAGAGCTAAAGAGCTAGGACAATATATCGCAGCTGATGCTTCACCTGAGTTACTGATTAAATCAGCTATGGATAGTTACCGAACAGATATTGGACAAGAACCTACAGTAGAGAATTTATCTATATATCTTAATATGGAAGCTAACAAGCTAAAAAGTCAAGTCCCAATGTCTATAGACGAAGCTACTTCTCGTCTAGACATGATAAAAAGTATAGAGCAAGGTACATTAATAAACGAAGCTGGTGATGTAATAGATGCAGATAACTTATTTGGAGAAGATCAATATAACGCTGATCAAATCACTAGACAATTAGGAAACATAGCAAAGTCTATGGGCTATACTGACGCTGATATATTTAAAACAGAATTCCAAGGTCTAGATAACGAACAAAGATATGCTAAGATATTAGAAAAAGTAAAAGAGACTAATGCTAATCTTCCGGCAGATAGTAGAATAAAAGATGATGATTTAATAGCTACTGCGTCTAGAGCAGAAATATCTATACGCAATCTAGACGAAGTAAAAAACATATATGTAGAAATAGATGGAAATGGTGATTTAGTATCTTATGATGAAATGGCAGGAAATAGGGCTGTAGATAATCAGCAAGTATCTAAATATATAGGTAAAATGAAGAACTTCTTAGGTTTTGGTAAAGACTATATGAGCTCAATGGAAGATATAGGTATTACCGGAGATGCTGAAAATGTAATAAGTGATTTGTTTACTGGAGGAAAGAGTGTAATAAGTTCTACAGTCATAGATGGAAAGAACGGACATGGACTAACTTCAAGATCTATTCAAGATGGTACATTAGCCAAGCAGATAATAGAAAGAGGTGGTTTCTTATTACCTCGTAAATCAGGTGGTTTAGTAATAAATATGCCTTCTTTACATCGATTGTCTAAAAACAGAGATGATGCTTTAATGGCAGCTCAGAATATGCAATGGTCTAATTTTTGGAAATGGATTGGTTCAGAGAACACTTGGAACTATGATAATAAAGCTAAAGAACGGATGCTATTGAACAAAACATTAGATCCTATGAGTTTGTATAAGAGATATGTATTAGGAGAAGAGATAACTAACTTCGAACTATTCAAGAATCAGTTAAGTGATGATTATGGAGCTGAAATGAAGTTCCTTAGTGAAAACTCAGATCTAATAAATGAAATAGGATTAAAACAAAGAGAGTATTTCCAAGCAGTAAATGAAAAAGAAGGATTACATTATTTCAAGCCTATTATCTTAGCTGATGATGGTTCTTCTGATTATCATTTAAAGGCATTGAATAGTGCTGTTTATGATGTATTGAATTGGGGTATGGATGGAAGTGGAAGTAATAGAGCCCTCAAAGTAAAAGGTGATGAAGTTACTACTGGTAAACTAATGTCTAAGTATTTAAGCTTACTTACAAATCATACACCATTAGCAATTGAAAGTATAGATCAGTTAGCACGATTTGTACCAGATCTATTAGATAATGAAGGTAAAATAAATGATGATGTATTAAAAGATCGTAAATGGAAAGTAAAAATAGATGATGAAGGAGAAGAGTATATAACACAATCAATGCTAGTGATGAACCATGAATGGTTTAAGGATAATCCATATTTAAATGCTAGATTCAAAGAGAACGCTTCTGATGGAGCTTCTCCTATGGTTAATAAACTAGCTTTCAATAGTCTAAGAAGAATCTTAGGTGGAACCAATAAAGATCCAATTACAAAGACTGCCAGTAATTACTTTATAAACGGAAATAACATTACACATAAATCTATGTTTAATGATCCTCAAATAGATAGTTATACAAAAGAGTCTGAAACAGATGGACAATATGCTGAAAAAATGGAATCGTTTGGTAAGCAAGTAAGTGCTATAAGTTTCAATACAGCATACAAGAACAGTAAAGCTTATACTCCTAGAGAAGTAGAAGTAAGTGAATTCGGAGCTACTTTGGTCCTCGATGCAGCTATGCAACCACTTCATGCTTATAAGACAGGAGATAACATCAAGAAGAAGAAAGATGGAGATCTGTTTCAGATTATTATGAATGATATAATAACAAAAGTCAATCAAGGTATAGCTCCTTCTTATTTAAAGTTTGATTTACCTATAACCGGTAAGAACGGTATGGCTTTTATGAGCACAAGTCATGCAGATACAAAACTAAGTGCCGGAGCTATAGGAATAAATGGTACACCACAGTTATTCACTGGTAGTTCTTTCTGGAAAGGTAAGACCGGAGAAAAAGCTTATGAAGGATTCAAAGAACTAAGTGATAACAAAAGACGTTCTGGTATAAAAAAGATACAAGATTTGTACAATTTATATAATATGTTCAATCCATCTACTAAGCTAACTGATGACTTTAGATTGTCTGCTGGTAGAGGACTAAAAATAATGAGAGAAGATATAGCTAGACAAGAAGAAAATGGTAGTGATAACTTAGCTTATATGACATCTATTGGAGCAAGAAAAGCTTTGAATATAATAGATAAATCTTTCAATGGCGATAAAATCAAGATGGATGATGCTACTTTAGATAAATTAGTAACTATATTTGATGGTACTATAGCTGGTCAGTCTTTAAATGAACCAGGAACTAATACTAGAATACTATATAAGATCAAAGATGCTTTTGATGATGTAGCTAAATTAAGGACTACCGGAGCCAGTTTAGTGTACGTACCCATGTGGGAAGGTCAATCAGCTACTCAAAGACTTATAGACAATGAACTATTGCTTCACAAGGGTAGTAGTGAATCAAGACAGAAACTATTACAGAGACTAAATAGACAGAAAACAGAACTAGATCAGTATTATGATCCTGAAACAGGATTAGCTAAAGATGGTTCTCCATTGATATATATCTCAAGAGGTGAATATAATAAGTTAGCTAAAAAAGCTCGTAAGAACAAGATGCCTATGATTACATTAGGCTCTAGAGTATTTGCTACTAGAACACCTATCGATGGTCCAGATAGTCAAGGAGCATTTTTAATAGCTGGTATATTAGAAGGAGACGGTACAATAGCTTTCAATTCTCATACTGGAGCAGAAGTAATGGGAGCTGATTTTGATAAAGATGGTATTAGTTTAAGAGTCCCGGACAAAGACTTTACACCTGAGATCTTTGACGCTATGTGGGAGCATTGGAACGAATCAGGAGCCAATAGTGGTACTTATAAATCTTCTAGTAAATTGTTATCTGATAATGAAACTATATTGAATACTGGTGGTTGGAAAGTAAATCAGAAATATGGATTAGCTGAACAAGAACGCTATACGATGCCACAGCATATAGAACATTATAAATCAGTAACAGAAGCTGATGCTAATGTAGATGGTACTATAGGATTAAGAAATGTAATCTATCAAGCTTTGGATAACTTAACTCCTAATATGAAAAATGGTAAAGTAAATTTAAAAGTAAAACTGAATAAAGATGAAACTGCTGATATAGTATTGAATACTACAGATAGATTCGCTACTAATGAAGGAGTAACACATAATGAATTATCTACTAAGATGAATTACATAGTTCAAAAAGGAGTAGATGCTTATAATCAAAGATCCTTTAATCCAGAAAATGCTTTAATAGATGTATTAATAGAGTCAGTAGATGGTGTACCTTATGATAAAATGGAGAAGTCAGCTAAGAGTGCTGTAAGATATGCTTTATCTACTACATTAAGAGAGATAGCTGGTAAACCAGAACTAAGACAAGTAGAAGATATGAAAAGCATAGTAAGACCAGCTAAAATGGGCATTACTGATGTAGGTAATGGAGATTGGTCAAAACTGACTAATGCTTTTTCTAATGAAATGACTAAACCTACTACAAATAAACAAACTACTGTAAAAATGCAAGGTGGATTTGAGAATAAAGGTAAAGGTACTCCAGAAGGTGATGGAAAAGATAAAGCTATGAGAGAAGTAGCAAATAGTTTTATCGGTGAATTAACTGATAGTAGTCCTAAATCGATACGTGAACCAAAAAGCAGTACAGCAACAAGTGCATTAAAATTTCTTGCTACAAAAGAAACTGCTGATGCAGGAGCAGAACCCACAGTAGCAGGATGGGCAGATTTATATGAAGAAGAATATGCCGGTGAATATAATGAATACCCTTATGTTATAATGTTAGCTAGAAATAAAGAATTTAAAAACAAACCACTTGCTAGTGCTACTAAAGAAAATATAGATGCTATGCATAAGGAATCTAAAAATACAAAGTTTATAGTAGGAGATATGCCCGGAGTTGATTCTCCTTTTATAGATTATCTTAAAGAGATAGGAGCTGATTATACTATATATCATACAGGTGACCAATCAAGGATACAACCAAAAGCAGAAACAATAAAAGGTCAAACTGATATATTCCCTACATCTAATGAAAATGGTGCTACTGTCAGAATGATTAATGCTATCAAGAAACTCCATAAATCAATTACGAAAGGCTTTTATGACTTAAGCGATGTAATAGGTGCAGAAGAGAATAAAAACCTCTTAGGGCACAATGGCCAGATTAACATGATGAACCGCTTAACTGGTAAAATAATGGTAGCTAGAGTCAATAGAGAAATCTCTTCCAAGGGTATATCAACACCATATATGAATAAATTAACTGGTAAAGCAGAAGATATATTAGAACCATTCAAAAGAATAAGACCATTCAGAAGAAAAGATGCTCTGGCTAGATATGCCGGAAGTGTATATCATACATTCTTTAATAAGTTTCAACCTAAGAATGTAGATGCTATTTGGGGTAATAGTAAAAGTGGTCAAGACTATATAGCTTATCGTAATGGTGAACTAATGAATATAAGCTATAACAAACAAGGAGATAGATATAAAAAAGCTAGTCTACCATTGAAGAATCTATTTAACAAAGATGGTACTATATCAGTTGATTGGGCTCAAGAAGCTATTAATCCTTCTTCTAATGAAACATTCATACATGAACTAGTAGAAGTTGACAAAGCTTTTTCTGATTTACAAAAGAATGAAATGATGACAAAGGCTACTGCTAATGTAGCTAAATACTATACTAGAGATCCTGAAGAACTAGGAACTATATTCACAGCATTAGCTTATCATAAGTTCAGAGGTAATAAAACAGCAGCGTCAGATCAAAGAAATAGTGGAATGACAGGAGGTACATTATTGAGTCCTTCTAGGTTCATAAACAAAGATGCCACAAAAGATTTTTACTCTAGTCTAGTAGGAACTAAGTATGGTCTACCTATGGATCAAGCCAGAGCTTTAGCCGATGGTGAAGTAGCTTTTAATCCTTTCGAAACAGTAAGATATGCTAAAGAGAACGGTATTACTCCAGTAATAGAGAATACTGAACTGTCTGATCATTTAATAGATGTATTTGATAAAGATGTAAAATATGATCATCAACAAAAAGACTTGAGTACATTAAACATGAGCACCTTTGGTTTAACTAAGAACGTAACGTTAGAAGATATAGGATCTACTAAGCAATTCTTAGGTAACATAAGAAAGACTCTTGATAATAAACAGATGAAAGAACTAGCTGGATTAGCGAACAAACCTTTACATGAAGTCTTATTACAAGATTATCAAACATTATATGATAAAGTTTTAGTACCGGCAATAACAAAGAAGTTCGATAAGATCAAAGAGAATAAAAAGAGTAAACGTATATGGAAGAATGATGTAGCTTTCGAAGAAATGAAGAATAATCTACTTGCATATGCAGCTCCAGAAGCTATAGAGAATATAGAACAAATGATGAGTCAACGTACTGGAGGACAATTCGGTACTCAATTTGCTAAAATGATGTTATTATCTAATGTAGCTGATGCTCTAGGAAACATATCTAAAACTATGAACTATGGTAACTTTAGTAGTCGGATGAGAAACTGGACATTATTAAAATCCACTATTGACAACCAGATCTATAAAGACTTAAGTAATAACATGAGAGTTTATGATCCAGAATATCAGATTAATAAAACTGGTAGATTTGTTAATAACGAACAAATAGATGTTGGAGCTGAACAAATAATGAAACCATTTGATGTTATTGATAATGCAACTTTATTACAAAAACCATTAGATCTTATTCCGGTTCACGAAATGGAATTGTTCTTACCATTATCCGATGCTCTACACCAAAAAGATGTCGCTTTTGCTACATTGAATGGCATGGAAGGGGAGAAGCTCATAGGAGAGATAACAGCTCCTTTCACATCTAAGCTACACAAAGCTGGTAAGAAGTTTAAGCAATTAGTCACAGATGCTAGTAAAGATATAATGATAGGTACTTCAGAAGATAATGGTATTCTAGGTTTAGATCCTAAGTATTTAGAAATGTTTGGCACAAGATCAGAATATTCTAAATTAAGAGTAGGTGACCAAACTATACATAGAATAGGATTTGAATCTGAAACTCAAGTATCAATTGATGATGATGCCAAGATCAATGAAATCTTAACAAAACCATTGACAGATGATAATAATGCTCATATGATTAAACCATTAGCTACATTCTTAAAAGCTAAAGCTCATTTAAATACTATAGCTAATGTTCAAAAGAGTATTGCTATGACTGTCGAACATATGAACCATAAATTGAATACTCAGACTGATCATAATAGTAATGTCATTTTGGATCCTAATACTAATGAGCCTATAAATGTTATCAAACCAGAACGATATGCTCAGTTACAAAGAGTTATTAAGAATCTACATGAATCAGCAAATAATATGACTAATGCTGGACCTAAAGAAGTAGTAGATTTAATGCGTAAAAGACAAATAGGAGATAAATCTACATTAGAAGCATTAGAACAAATAAGAGATGCCCAGACTAAAGATTCTCCTGAAGAACAGACTAGAAAGTATCAGAAACATCAGTCTACTATGACTAATAAATGGCAAGACTTCTTAATGCCTACAGAAGAAGGCGACAATCCTTTACTATTTAATATGCTCACTCAGATCTATAAAACAGAAGAAGCTTCTACTGGAGATTATCGTAAAGCTAAAGACTTAGTACATAATACAGCTCAAAAGTACATTAGTGCTACCGAAGGAAACATAGATCAATGGATTAGTGATGCCGGGACAGAACAGAATAGATTATTAATGCCAGGTAGAGAAGATAGACTTAAGAAGCTAAAAGCTGAAATAGATGTTACTGAAGATTGGTCAGGTAATAAGATAAAAGAGATCAAAGAAGATGTAGAGAAAAACATAGGATTAAACTTTGGTGAATCTACTGCTTATTACCGTTTACTACATGATGCCGGGATCAAAGGTTTCGAAATACCTTTCAATAGACTGTTAGGTGATAAAAAGAATCAAATGAGTTCTTTAGCTGAAAGAATGATTAATGGTCAAATAGATGGTTTTATAGATGATATGAATCAAAACAAGACTATCAAACATTATAAAGAAATGAGTTCAATGCCAGTAATTGATGGTATGGATCAAAGAATAGCCACTAAGGATCTTACCATAGATAAACTTTTACTGGCTTTTAAACCTGAGATGCAAAGAAACAATGATTATACTTATACTGTAGATAATCTTACTGAAAAAGTTAGAGCTGAGATAACAAAAGCTCTAATGGATGTAGAAAGCGTTTCTATGGAACATTATAACGATAATCCGGATATCAATGTACATGCAAGATCAATAGCCTTACATAAACTATCTAGAGTTCATGGTAGCAACAATATATATGATATACCTCATCAACCGGCTGATATGGTGAATGAACATAATAAAAGCTTAAAAGGTAAATCATTTCCTGTAGATCCTGGGACACCTGTCTTAGCTAGTGTATATAATTCTAATCATGAATTAAGTAATGTATCAGGCAGAATCATAGGTATGTTTGATATGACAGTAAGAGATAAAGTCAATGGAACTGAATCAGCTAAACCTGTATATGTTATACATGATGATAGTAAAGGAGTTATTAATACTATAGAAGCAGAGAATCTTCATTCAATGACTTCTGGTATGCCATACTCTAGGATACAAAAGAAAATAGCTAAAAGAATAAAGAATGAATATAAAGCATCTGCAGAGCAAGTTCTTTCTGAGTTACAAAATGGATACTCTACGACTATAGATACTAGAACCTCTAGAGGATTTATGAGAAAACCTTTTAGTGGTAAAGAAATAAGTTATAATGCAGGTGAAGTAAAACATACCATTCAAACAGAAAATGTAACTAAACCTGATGTAAATGAAATGTTAGCTTTCCACGATGGTATAGGACAAGTGAGTGAAAAAGCAGGTGGTGGTTTATTCAGAAGCATTAATAAGTTAAATAATTGGACAGCTAAGAGTGCTACCGGAGTTTTATACTTAGGTGGACAATATGTAGGACTTGCTGGAGTTGGTGCAGCAGTATTACCATTCAATCCTGTTGCCGGAGCTGCCTTAATCGGTATAGGTGGTGGTGGAGCATTAAAACGTTGGGTTAAAATCATAATGCAGAATGCTATATCAAATGCTGCCTTTGGAGCTTCTATTCCTACATCTAAACATGCTATAGGTACTGGTACAGGTGGAATATTTACTAAGTATCTACATATGTTAGGTTCCGGTATATTACAACAAGGAATAGACTTTGCAGATACATTTAAAAAAGATAGTAAAAACAGACAAAGTACAGGAGCTGCTAAAGTACAAGGATTACAAGAATCAACAGCTAGTAACCAGCTATCTGAATTAATGATTAGTAATGAAATTAAGACTAATATAAAGAATCTTAATATCTTCAGAGATATGGCTAATGTAGTGAAGTCCAAAGCGGCTAAGAAATACTATGAAGCTATGGATGTTAATTTAAGAGATATAAATAGTAAGATGTCTCAAGGAATGGAAGTTGCTTCACAAACTGTAGTTGATGCTCTTAAGTATGCGAATAGATATACTAAGAAAAGAGGTCTAGGTGCTTGGACAATAAATCAAAAGGATATTGCATTAGAAGATGTACGTGGAGAAAATGTACCAGGCATTGCTAAAACACTTAAAACAGAGAAGGCACTCTTTATAGACGGTAGGAGCAGAAAAGAGCTTAACGGTATGCTTACGAGCTTTACAGATGTAATGTGTGATTGGTTGTCTGGTAAAGGACAAGCTCAGAAATGGGAGATAGTATCAGCCGAAGGATCATATAGAAAGAATGCTAAAAAGATAGAAGATATTGTAGATCAACGTAACTTACATATAGATAGATTAAAAGCTGATTTAAGAGAAACAGCTAATACTAGGGACTTAGATCAAGCTGAAATAGCATTTATGAACAGTCAGTCGAAAGATATGACTCCATTCATTCAAGCGGAACTAGAAAAGTCAATGGTATGGAAATCAATAGGTAACTATATAAAGACTCCTTCTCAGTCAACTCCTACCGGTAGACTACTTGGTATGTTCGGTAACTTTAGTAAAGAGTCAGGATTAAATCAATCTGTATATGCTTTAAAAAGAAGACAGATGCATAATGCTATGATGGAATTTGCATCTAAAGATAAAGGCTTTGTAAACTATATGGAGCATTTAGGTATTCCATTCGGTGACTGGTATGCTCCTAAACATAGTATATCAAGAGATCTATTTCAAGGTAGTGCTCTAATGACTGCAAGATATGGTATAAGTGGATTAGCTGGATCAGCTATAGGCTTATTAAGCATAGAAGGATACAATGGATTAATATCAGGTATACAATCAGCTATATACCAGAATAGTACATTGAATGATATAATAGGTACAGGTGATATGGTTCGAATGGGTATGGTAATGTCTTTACAAAGTGTAATAGCTTTCTTAACTGCAGGACTAGAAGATGCAGATAGAATAACTGAAAGAGAAACAGCAACTAAAGGTAGTGCTTTTAAAAAAGAAGTAAAGAAGATAATCAAACCAGTAGATCAAATACTAGGTGGACTAGGAGCCGGTTATGGATTGAATATGTTAGCTGGTGGATTTATAGAGACAGCTATATTAGGTATGAAAAGAACATATGATGAATTTGCTGGTGTACCTAATAAACGCAAAGAGGATTTAAACGATATGATACTACAAAGAGGATTAGAAACAGGTATAGATATATCTTCCTTCATAACAGGACCAGTAGGGCAACAGTATAACTTCATATACAGGAATACTGAACGTGCATTAAAAAAAGGAAATAGATAAATTTGTATATATGCTACATATACCGTATCTTGAAAAAGCAATTGTATTTATACATTAATACAGGAGTGCATCATGAGGGAAATAACCCATGCACATAAGTACGTACTTGAAGGATTTGAAAAAGCACCTTCATGTGAACAAGAATTAGTTTTCGTAAAAATGAATATAAATGGTTTTTACGAAGGTGGAACAACCAATGAAGAACTATTAGAAGTTCTCATTGACAGAACTCAAAAATTAAATGCTAAGTTTCCAAGTAGAGAAAATGCATTAGCTATTACCAAAATGCAAGAAGCCCTATTCTGGTTTCATGAGATGACAAAAGAAAGAGTAGTGAGAGGCGTAGAAGGTAAACATCAAAAATAATCAAACAAAGGGGTGTAAAAGCCCCTTCTAAAATTGTATAATATAAAAAAGGAATAAGATGTTCGATCAAGGATTACATTACATGACATTAGAGGATAAAGTCGTAAAGCATAAACACGGCAGAAGCATTGATACACCATATCTAGTATTAGGTATAACACCGGAGAAAACAAAGTTCTGGTTCGTAAATGATTTAAAGGACTATGATGCTGTAGAGATAGAGCATTGCAAGTTTCATAGTGTATTTCAAGGGATAGACATATCAGGACCAAAGCAAATTGATGATTCTCTAGGTAATGAAGAAGTATTAATACCTAAAGAAGATATTATGACAGATGCTAGGATAGCTTTAGCTTTAGAAATACGTAAAGGTCAAGCTCCTCAGAATAAAAAAGCTGCATTTACAGGTGTAATTAAGCACTTAGAGTCTTTGATAGATGATGATGAAAAAGAACCGTACAAAGACTTAAAAGCACAATTAAATAAACCAATTGCAGATACAGGTCATGTTGATTCACTAACTTCAAGTGATAATCATGTGGAATAAAATGAAGATGTACTATGAATTAGTAAAGATATTTTTCAAATTAAAGGATATTAATATGAATAACTGGAAAACAACTATAGGAGGTATATTGCTTTCTGTAGGTTTATTGCTAACACAAATAACAGAACCTGAATGGGTTCCGGTATTAGGTACTATTCTAACTGCCATAGGTGGTTTGCTTACTGGTGTAGCTGCTAAAGATGCAAAGGATAATAAAAAGATAGGTCCTAGTTAATGACTAACCAAGAGAAAATAGCATTAGTAGTAGACAACACAGCTACTATAGATAATATTAATGACCTCGGAATACTTAAGTTTGGCAAGATGTTCTTCCCGGAACGCTTTGACAGAGACTTTTCCGAGGTTCATTACATTATGGCTAGATTGCTCTTTAGAATATTAGATCCTTCCAAAGAATATGCTCTCGATAGGCAAGCTTACTTCTTAGTACATAGAGAAGCTGCTAAGACCACCATAGGGAGCTTTTTATTTCCAGCCTATATGATATACCTAAAAGGTCATACAATGTACGTTAGAAGCGATTTACTAGGCTGGGATAAGGCAATGGAAGAACGTTACCCACAACATATGTTAAGCCCTGGAATAGTTAAGATCAAGATAGGTGAAAACTTTATACTAATCACATCACAGACGAAGTTAAGAGCTGAAGGTTTTGTATCTTCTATTAAATCAGTTATAGAGAATAGACAAGACTTAGCTTTAGTATTCGGAGACAAAGATCCTAGAGTAATAGAAGAATCAGAAGAACGTAAAAAGAGTCATAAGATGTGGCGTATCAATTCATTTGTTACTTCTGATGAAACTATTGTATGGGCATTAGGTTCTGGTCAGCATATAAGAGGAATTAATGTTAATGGATATAGACCTTCTATGATTATTGTAGATGATATATATTCTCAAGAGAATACTAAGACTATAGAAGCCAGAGAGAAACTAAACTATTGGTATGATGCAGAGCTTATAAACAGTTGGGATAGTAGAAGAGGTAAAGTATTAACATTAGGTACATTAGTACATCCAGAAACTATATTCAAAGATCTTAAAGAAGATCCTAAAATAGAAGGTGTTAACAGACCTATTATAAGCAAGGAAGAATTGAAGAAGTTAATAGAGATGTGTTCTAAGACAGGAGAGTTCATAGTCCCTAATCATTTCGAATGTGAAAAGATAGATAATGAGTTAAAGACATTATCCTGGAGAGATCACAAAGGATCATACTTTATATTGAACAAGTATAAGAATGCTTTACTTAAGCGTAAACTAGATTACTTCTATCAAGAGTTCATGAATGAACCAATAGCTCCTGAGACTAAGATGATTTCACCTGATGCTTTTAGAAAGTTAGATTTAGACTTATATATAAAAAATAAAGTACAGATGGTAGAGTTTGATTTATGGGACCGTCATTGGGTAGGTCAATGTTTATTGTTTGCCGGATTAGATCCAGCTTCATCTATCGTTAATACTGCTGATGATACAGCTATTGTTGTGGCTGGTTTTGCTAGATGTTTTCCTTCTGCACCTGGAATGGATTTGTATCAAGCTGCTAAAGCATATCCTAAAGGAAAAGTGTTCCCTATTATAGTTCATATAGAAGGTGGAAAATATTCTATTACAGATTACCAGAAGATGCCAGGCATGGCAGAAGCTCTATTAAGACTAGATGCAAAATATAAAATAGAAAGAATAAATGCTGAAGCAAACGGTCAACAAGAACAAATTGTTAGACAGATAAGCAAAGTATTCTCAGAACCTAATGAAGAAGCTGTAGCGATAAGAAGAAGAGTATTAGGAAAAGAAGAACCAAGAAAGACAGTTATCTGGAATGAGTTTAATCTGATACGAAAAGAAGAAAGAATATTAAGTATACTATTGCCCATAGTACAACAGTATAAAATAGTCTTATGCCCTAAGATACCAGAAATAACAATATTATATAATCAATTGTTAACTGTAGGTTTTGCTAGTCATGAAGATTATCCTGATGCATTTGCTACAGCATTAAAGCATGTAGAACTACCTGAAATAGATGATAAGTTTGTAGCTGAGAAAACTGGCAAAGTATCTAAGGCTTCAACAGATACTCGTAAAGCGAGACTAATCGAAGCCTATGGAGCTGATTGGTGGATGTATAACTAAGATACATTCTGATTCTTAATGATCTTCTCTTCTATCTCTTTATTAACGCGTTCCTGATCTACTTTATTACTACTCACATTAACATTACTTTCAGTTAATCTTACCATAGTTTCCAAAGCATATTGTCTCATAGAAGCTGGATAGTTTTTGTTATCAATGATCTTACTAAGTCTTTTAGCTACTTCATCTGGTCCGTTGCCAGTAGATTCAAAAGATTTCTTTAATGTTCCCACAATGTTTTCCTTTCGCATATATTCTATAAAGTTAGGATTATCTAATATATATCCTAATAATGATTCTATTTTACTTGATGATTTATATTTAGTATGAGTAGCATTGAATGCATCATACAGGTCCATACCTTCTGACAGATAGAATAAGAATAGTTTATCCCTGGCAGAGATATACTTCTTAGGAGTATTAGCTTTAGTATCCCTAGACCATTTAAATATCTTACGCCTAAACTTATTGTTATCTAAATATAAAATGTTATTGTATACATAACCAGCAGGGAAGCTAATCTTAACAAACGAAGTATTCTTGCCCTTGAGAGACTTCTTAAAGTTTTTACGATACAATACAGGGACATAATAGCCATTATCACTCTTGACATAGCTTCCGGCTTTACAGTCTTCTAGCGAGGTTATACAGAGCTCAGAAGCAATGAACTCTTGCTCGTTCTCAAAAACTAAAACATCTTCTTTACCTGTTTTCTTATGTACAGTATATTTGATCATAATCTTCTTGCCCTTGCAGTTTTTAATTCAAAGATAAAAAAAAACAGTACAATATGCAAATAAGCATAGAGTACTGTAATAATTAAAAAGGACAATTAGTAATATCATAGTCAGGTAGATCTTCATGATCATCACCGTTAGCTCGATCATCAGGTGGAATACCTAAGATACTATCATAGAATTCATTTAGTTCTTTGAGTGGTACATTCATAAAGGCAGCTATATGCTTATTAGGTTTACGTATAGTATCTTTGTAAGCATCAAGATTATAACGATGAACTTCACATTCTAAATGAGCTTGTTCTAATAAAAGATAGTCATCTATATTAGGTTCAGGTTGATCATCACGATCAATAAGACTTTGTATGTAGTTGTTAGGATGATTAGGCATAATTAACTCCATTAAGTAAGTAATAAAATAACAATTATTAATAGATAAGGGATTCTCTTGCCCTTACAGAATTTAAAACATACTTGGTACAACGTTAGTCATACCAAGTAATAAATTTATGCAGTAACAGGAGCTATAAATGTAGGAATAGCAGCAAGAGCTTTAACAAACTCTAAGCTTTCCTTAAATATAACAGAAACATCTTCTCTTCCTTTTACCGGACGAGCTGTGTATTTACTACCTTCAACAGTAATAGAACCATTGGATTCAATATACTTAGCTAAGTTATTAAAACCAGCAAGTGTAGCTTCATCCCAATCATAATGACTGAATTTCTTTTCACCATCAGCATTAACAGAATATTTAGCCATTGGTGTGCAATACTCAGCATTAGCTTTTCTTGTTGACTTGTTAAACTCACCACTAAGTGCGGTTAAAGCAGTTTCTACTGATTGTAGTACGTTAGGAGTTTGTGCGTTTTCCATGATAAATCCTTAATAAGTTGTAAAAGTAATTGTATGATATTGAATGAAAATATCCAAGTGTACAGATAGATACACTTGGAATAAAGTAGAGAGTAATAATATGGAATAAAGAGATAATATTAAGTTATAAGCTTATCACATGACTTCTGTAAATCACTACGTGTAAGATAGTCATAAGCTTTACAAACTAAAGTACTAACTACATAGAATGTAGATATAGAACCAAGGAATATGCAAAAAGCTATTGTAGCATCTATTTGAGAATACATAATAGACTCCATAATTAAGTAAAACAAGATTTCATAGGTATATGTCTATCTAAGATAAACGAATGATTACGAGCAAAAGGATGCAAATCATAATCATTATAAAAAGGAACTGGGACATTATCAAATAAATGATCATCATCCATATCATGAATAAGATCAAATTCAATATTAGTATTATCATCAATACTAAAACCTTCACCAAAGAAACTAAGATCAAATGTATCAATAGTGATGTTTTCAGTAGGTGCAATATAATGAGGTCTATCTTTGATGCGAATAGACCTTTTCATTGGATGGTATTTAGACATAATAGACTCCAAGTTAGTTAATAATAAATATCAAAGTGTACAGTTATGAAACTTGATAATAAAGAAGAGAGCCCTTGCCATTGGTTGCTTGCCATTGATGTAATTTAAAGAGAGTGTGCAGTTAAGCACACTCAATGTATTAATTATCACCATGAGCTTGAGAATATAAATACTCTTCGAGCTTCTCATCAAAGTCTAGTTGTTCATCACGATTAGCCACATTGGTGATGTGATGTTCACACAACGCTATAGATTCATCTAACTCATTAGGAACATAATTAGCTAAGCGAAGGCATTCTTCTCTAGCTATCTTCATTTCACGCAAGTCTTTAGTTGCTTCTATCAATCTTCTCATTGTCTTAGTCATAATAGTCTCCAAGGTTATTATCAATCTAATTATCAAGGTGTACAGACAAGAAAGAAGATAATAGAGTAGAGAAATAGAAATACCCATAGAACGCACACAAAACAGTTCTAAGGCGATGTAAAGGTGAAACTGATACCTAACATCCAATATGATATAAAATACCCTTAGAACGATTAAAATAGAATGATGCTAGTATATATCTTATAATACTACATACACTCTCTATAGTAATAGATAGCTAGTATATACAGGTATAAGTAGTAGTGTAATACTACGTATACTAATGGTGTTACTATAGAAGTATTATATATATCCTTATGAGCCAACCGCCCACGGGTGTGTGTGCACGTTATATATATGGAGAGAAGAATGATGAGATTATAGCTGGTTTAGGTGTCGTTATGATGATAGCCTACTGGAGTTGTAGTTGGCTAGCGACATTGATGTCGGGAGCTGAATAGTATCGGAGCGTACAGATTTAAAGCCCACCCCACCCCCTATGACCTACGGGGGGGATAGACTTACTTTCGTAGAAGTTCGTAGATGCTTGAAGTACCTACACACATATGGTGTTATTTTACAGTTATTGTTATAATATATTTTTTTATAATTTTCTACTTTAATTCCTACTCTCTACAATCTATCAACTTACCTATCTGTACACCTTAACTAACTACTTTTCTTTCAAAAGATATAGGAGATTGATATGAAATATTTAATAATGTTATTTATATTATGTTATGGGCTAGGAGCTTATGACGGCAGCAAAGACAAAGATGCAGATGAATTTGTATTGACTTACGCCAAAGATGCATTTGTATGGGATATACATCATTCGGATACTACATTCAAGAATGTATATATAATAAAGCATCCTGAGTTTGCTAATGGATGCATAACGTTTTTGACTTTAGACACACTAAGAGTACAAATGTGCAGTCAGTATTATATAATCAATAATTATTATAGACTTACGAAGAAAACGCCACCGGAAGATAAAAAGATTAGAAATAAAAAAATAGTTCATAATTATTATAGAAAAACTAAAGGGAAGTGATTAAAATGAATAAAGAAAAACAAGAAGCTTTATCTAAGCTATTAGGAATAGAGGATCTATTTGGTAACGAAGATCCTATGTTAAATCTTATAGTTACACCGGATAACGAGAATATGTGCTATTACAATAATAGACAGTATATGATTTTAGAACCTAGTGATGTAAGACCAATGCTAGATAAGAATATAATGAATACTTTATATGCTATTCCTCCTGATATTTATATGAAACATTCTACTTTATCAAAAGAAGTTCAACCATTCGTAGAAGCATTTCAGTTTCTATTTTGTCAATCTGATAAACTAGATTATGCCAATGATGTGTTAAAGAACTTTTTATTCGATAATGAAGCCTTCTTATCGGATGTCATAGAAAACGTCTCTACAGGGCTTTTGCTGACCTCAGAGGATGCTTCAGAGGACATGATTAAGCTTAATGATAAAGAGTATTGGATATATACTTATCCTGAAACTAAATATTGAGGTTAAAATGAAAGAATACGTAACAGACCTAAAACATAGCAAGCTATTAAAAGAAGCTGGAATTGTTAAAAAAAGTAAATATTGCTGGTATTATTTCGATAAAAAACGCAATCCAACATCTGGATCACATTGGGATTCAAGAAAAAGATGTATATCTGGAGTGCCGTATGCTTATGATGGGTTTATCAACGCTTACCTTACAGATGAATTGACGGCGGAAACGCCAATAATAGTAGGCTATGATTTAAAAATGATATGTGAAACAACAGATTGTGGCGATAAATATTATACAGTTTTTTATCAAGATGCTTTTTCTGATTATTTAGATAGTCGGGATTTCTGTGACGAAAAACTCCCCAACGCACTAGCTAAAATGATAATTTGGTTAATGAAGGAAGGGTATATGAAATGGAAGCATTAAATAGATTTGCATAACAACAATTTAAGAAAGGGATTGTATGAGTAGAATTATTAAATGTTATAAGGATAAAATAGTCAATAAATGTTCAGAGTGTGATTATTATGAAAAGGAACAAGAAACAACAGGTTTGGAAGCATATACGCATAATTGCAGGACTAATCATATAAAACATATTTGCACAAATAATGATTTTAGTTTAGGTGATTCAAATTGGATTGATGGTAAATGGGTTGGAACATTCACTGATTCTATTCCTGAAAAATGTTCTCTTCCAAAAAAGAAAGGGATTGTATGACAAAGAAAGCCCAACGACAAAAGATATATGATAAATATAAAGGACGGTGTGCTTATTGTGGAGTCAATTTGACACTAGAGACTAAAACCCCTTATACGATGCAAATAGATCACATTGAACCAGTAAATAGAGATATAGAAACGGGCATAATGCAAAGCCCTGAGAATGACGTAATTGAGAATAAGAATCCAGCGTGTAAATATTGCAACGGGGATAAACATAGCCAATCTTTAGAGGCATGGCGTGAATGGCTAATAAACAGGTTTAATCATTTGGAATATTTATTTAAGTCAAAATCTAAATATGAAATCGCTGTTAATTTAGGAGTTGTTAATATTGAAAAGTGGGACGGTTTATTTTATTTTGAAAGGCTAGAATGATGAAAAAACAACAAATATTTATGATGTATTTAGCTGGTTATGGTGAAGATGCTAAAATAGGACTAAACTTTAAGAAAGGGATTATAACATGATATTAAAAACAGAAAAAGCAATACGTATTTATAAAGGTGCTGTAATTCATGAAGGTGCTGAGATTTATAAAGATGCTGTAATTCGTGAAGGTGCTGAGATTTATAAAGGTGCTGTAATTCGTGAAGGTGCTATAATTTGTGAAGGTGCTATAATTTGTGAAGATGCTGTAATTCGTGAATATGCTGTAATTCGTGAATATGCTGTAATTCATGAAGGTGCTGAGATTTGTAAAGGTGCTGTAATTCGTGAATATGCTGAGATTTGTAAAGGTGCTGAGATTTGTGAAGGTGCTGTAATTCGTGAATATGCTAGGATTCGTGAAGGTGCTGAGATTTGTGAAGATGCTGTAATTCGTGAAGGTGCTGTAATTTGTGAATATGCTTGGATTTGTAAAGGTGCTGAGATTTGTAAAGGTGCTGTAATTCGTGAAGGTGCTGTAATTCGTGAATATGCTGTAATTCGTGAATATGCTGAGATTCGTGAAGGTGCTGAGATTTGTGAAGGTGCTGTAATTCGTGAAGGTGCTGTAATTCGTGAATATGCTGTAATTCGTGAAGGTGGAGAAGGTATCGCAATACATAATTCTTATAAATATAGTTCTGGTTATTATTATGACTTAAAAGCAAAAGCCATTGTTATTAGATTGGGATGTTACCACAAAACATTATCAGAATGGGAGTCCAATTTTGACAACAATCTATCTGAATTTCCTTTGAAATCCGAACTAAGAGAAAAGCGAAAATATACTTATAATATTCTAAAAAAGATGGCATTAAGATTACTAGCCCCTGTTGTTGAAGAATGGATTAAGAAAGGGATTGTATGACAGATGGTCAACAAATAATAAGGAATAAACAGAAACTAAAGAATGCTTTTAGATCAGCTTGGAAGTCACAGAACAATAATGCTATATTTCAAGCTATGAAGTTTAGTTATTCGATAGGACTACATGACATGAGTTTATTTCATTTTGTAAATGATATAACGACTCTAAATGTATTCAGTAATAAAATAATAGAAATTAATATTAATAACGGCTTGGGACCTAGTTTTTGTCTCGGCTGTGGAGAGGGACATAGTGAATTTAACTAAAATAGAAGAAATGGAAACAGAAATAAAAGAACTTCGTCGACAAGTGGATATTATGATAAAGATAAATGATAACGCTAATCTTCAATTTGATGCATTAAAAAAGCTTATAAAGGCTAATTCTGATTTAATAAGTTTAATAACAAGGAAAATATAAAATGATACTAACGAATAAACATAATCTACCGAAAGCTATAGTGCAAGCTATAGTTAAAATGCAATATGAACCAGATCCTAGTCGTATAGGTGTAACTACAATGATAGGTTCTCCTTATCCTAGAATGCTAAAGCTTAAGCATTACCATGAAATGGTAAGAGATGTATCTGATTATTTTTGGGCATTGTTTGGTACTGCAGTTCATAAAGTACTAGAAGAATCTGATAACACAGTTGTAAATGAAATATCAGTTAAAACTAATTTTCCTGAGTTACAAATAGATGATATTTATCTTACTGGAGTAACAGATCAATTTGATCCTAAGATTAATGAACTATCAGATTGGAAAGTCACTAGTAAATTTGGTGGTAACAAAATGAAACCTGAATGGGAAGCTCAAGTTAATGTTAATGCTTGGTTATTAGAATCAGTATTAGGATGGCAAGTAGATACATTAAAGATCTATGTAATAATGAAAGATTATTATGCCAAAGATAAATTTATTCATGGAATGCCGGATACTCCATTAAAAACATTCAATGTTAGAAAGTGGTCTAAAGAAGAAGTTTATAAGTATATAGACCAAAGGTTAGCTCTTCATTTAAAAAGCCCCTGTGAAGGATGTACGGACGCTGAACGATGGTCCGGTGTATCTTATGCAGTTAAGAAAATAGGTGGTAAGAAAGCTGTAACCGGTGGAGTCTTTGATAACAAAACCGATGCCATGAAACATTTGTATTCTATTGGTGGAGAGTCACATTATGAAATGGAGACTAGAAAGAAACCTGATGGTAAGTGTCAATTATATTGCGATGTAAATCAGTATTGCAAATATTATCAAGAAAATTATATGAAACATAAAAAGGATTAATAATGAAAAAAAAAGAATTAATAGTAAATTTTGTTCGCGGTAGTATAACTGGTAATTCTAGTAGTTTATCTATTGAAGATAATCTTTTGTTTTCTTATGGTACTCCAATAGGCTTTAGAAATCAAGAAGATAAACTATTTGCAACAGATAAAAAGTTTTCATCTACTACATCTACAGATCAAAATTATTTAAAAACATTTGATGTAAAAGTCTTACCTAATGAAGAATACAAAGAACTATTAAAAAATAATGGTGTCTTACAGAGAGGATTGCTTTAATGTATATAAGTAATAAAGAAGAAATCAGGACTATTGCATTTTTTCTATTCTTTTGTGGGATTATCATATATATTTCTATCTTGTTAAAAACAAGAGATGATGAAATAGAACGCATACAAACTATTGTCAATAAAACTCATTTTGATAAAATGCAAGAAAATCGTAATTTAATATATCAATTGAAGCAAGAGATTGATATTCAGAATAAGTGTTTAAATAAAGTAGTTAAAGATATAACTTATGATGATGACTGTTATATGCTATATAATAATTTCTTCCACTATAGAAAAGGATTAAGAGATGGAACTAAAGATTGATGAAAAAGGATCTCTATTCATAAAAAGAAAAGATGTATATAAGATTACGTTTTGTCCTTACATAACACATGATGGTATTGATCAAGTATGTGGTGATTGGTGTGCTTTATTCGGAGAACCAGTAATAGAAAAATCCGGACAAGCTAATTCACTAGAAATATGTAATAAGATATTCCATAAGTTAGATGTATTAATAGACGAAAGGAAATAATATGCCTAATTTAATAATGGGAATTGATCCAGGACAATCAGGAGCTTATTGCATAATCGATAAAAAAGAAGGTTGGATTCAACGCTTAGAAAACTTTAAAGTAATAGGCGAAGGTAAAAATAAAGAATTAGATATTAGTGATTTTGTTAGTACGATTATGCTTTATCAACCTTCACTCATAGTAATAGAAAAAGTACATGCTATGCCTAAGCAAGGAGTATCTTCTACATTTAAGTTCGGAGTTAACTATGGTACACTTATAGGAGCTATTAAAACATTAGGATACCCTATGGACAAAGTAACTCCTCAAGCATGGAAGAAGATAGTCTTAGTAGGGTATACACCTGGAGACAAGTCAAATTCGATCAAGTATTGCAAAGACCATTACCCGCATATAGATTTGACGCGTACTGAAAGAAGTAAGAAAGATGATGATAATAAAGCTGATGCACTATGCATAGCAATTTATGGAACTAGATTATGAAGGAGAATTAAATGAATTTATTCCAACCACAAACAACTGAACCAGCAGTACGTAAAAGCATCTTAACCGTTGGTCAAGACCTAACTAGTATAATGTTCCCCGTGGAACAAAGAAGACTTAAACATTATACTGGTGGTAAATATATCAATACAGATGTATATGGTATCTTCAGAGTAGATGATGATGAAATGCTCTATGCCGGTAGTCAATATACTATTGTATCTAATGAAGAAATAATATCTCATTTAAAACCTATTCAAGAACAAGGATTTGAATTAGTAGATGTAAGAAACTTCAATAATAAGAAGTTCGAAATGAACTTTATTAATCCTGATCATAAATTCAATGTAGGTGGTGAGGAATCCAATCTAAGGATGAAAATAGTCAATTCGTATGACGGTTCAGCTTCATTGTTTATGGCACTAGGAGCGTACCTTAACGTCTGTTCAAACGGATGTGTATGGGGACAAGCTGCTACATATAAGCATAAGCATACTAAACAAATTGATATTCCTAAGTTTCTAGAAAATGCCATGGAGGAACATTTCACTTCTGTATCTAATAACTTCGAAGGTAAGAAATGGCATACAGAAGAAGCTAAAGTAGAAACTCAGTATAAAGAATTAGCTAGCGGATGGTTTGTTAAGGACAAAGAGAATAAAGATAAACCTAATTATGCAGCTAAAATGCTTCAAGAAAGATTTCATCATGAGTATAAGACTTATAACGAATCTGCTGAGTTTGCTTTATTCATGGCAGCTACTTTTTTAGGTACTCATGGACACAATAAAGGTTTAGGAGTTACTTATCAAGAAGTATTAAATACTAAAGTTCCTAAAGTATTTTTCAATAAATCAGCTTAAGGAGAACTATGAACTACAAACAAGAAATCGAAAAGCTCTGGAATGGGAATAGTGGTGCTAAGTGTAATATACAATGGATAAGCAAACATGCAACAAATTTAGGTTGGTCGAGTTATCAACATGAAAATAGTATTCCTTCATGGAAATGGGGAAATTTTGACTACCGCCTACATCCCGACTTTGTCCGGTGTGTGGATTGTGAACATTGTGAAAATCATCATTGTACAAAATTTAATTATAAAACAGCAATAGGAAATATTCAAGAATATCGCAGATGCTCAGTATTTGATATTTTAATTAATAAGGAAAAGACTATGAAAGTAAAACTAAAACAAGATTATCAACATACGGATCGACTAGAAATAGTGCATATAATTCCAATTGATGAAATCTTAGAAGAA